ACTATAGCAAATGTGGTCTTTAGATCGCTTAATTTCTTTATTTATATGATTTTTTAAAATATCAACTGTTGTTGGATCTAACATATTTTTCTAAACAAATTTTACTTGATGAAGACTCAATGGTTTTGAAATTCCAATAAGTTAAGGCATGAGAAATTATATCCATTCTATAATGAATGTGGTCGTCAAATACAAATCTTGTATGTTTTGCTGATCTGTCAGCAAACCAAATAGCTTCTCTTAAAACCTCTTTGGTAGTATGAGGACCATCAAAATGGACAAAAGCAAAACTTAATCTTTTGTAAGATTCAGAATTCATAAAATCTACATCAGTTGTATTAACAAAATGAAATTTTCCTCTGTTAGTATAATCTTTAAAATCTTTAACCATTTGATCTCTCATAGAATCTGGATAAGTTGGAGGTCTGCCATCCACGGTGTGCTCCCAATGAAAGTGCTCATCATTATCAAAATGTTTGTATTTTATATCCCCGTAAGGATCTACACCTATATGAAAATAATTATTTAAAACATTATCAATTATTATTTTTGAACCTTGACCTTCTCTAACACCCAACTCACAAGTATGATGGCCCGCACAGTCAAAATTTTTTGACCATTTTTCTAATAGATCATAATCGCCACTGTCTCCTCTAATCATAATCTATTCATCTAAAAAATTTGAATTCCAAGATATAATAATTTTTTCTTTGTCATTTGTATTCATTGGAGATCTATGTAACATGTAGGCAGGAAAAGTCAATATATCTCCTTCCTCTATTGATATGTCTTTACAATCTTTAAAATTAGTTTTTAAATTTTTATGGGGTAGTTGTAAATAAAATACATTAGCAAAATTAGTTTTAGCGTGTGAATGCCAGTCATGAAAATCGCCTTTTTTATAAATTTGAAACCATAAGCTATCTACCTCAATTTTAAATCGGTTAAATTTATTACCAAAGTATTTTAAATATTCTTTAAGAACATTATCGAAAAAAAATTGTTTATAATGAAAAGGGTCTTGTTTTTTTAAATTATAATCTGTGTGAGATATTTTCTGTTCATTTGTTTTTAAAGAGTTTTTAGGAACTTGATTAATTAAAGTTATTAATTTTAATTTAATGTCACTGTAATTTGGTACAGAATACTTTTCTATAAAGTTCATACGTTTATTGTGTATATTAAAACTTTTCTAATCCCTTTAGTAGGAAAAAATTGATAGTGTTGTGTATCTTTTGCAACTATGATTTTGTAAGCCTCAGGTTTTATTTTAGTTTCAGTATTATCTTCATTTAAAAAAACTGTATCTCCGTCTGAATCATTTAAATAAATTAACACCTGCCTATGTGCGAACGGGTGATCCACATGACTTAAACACTTATTAACAAGACCAAAATTAAAAGTAATGTTTAATGCACATCTATAAATACATTCTAAGTTCAAATTAATTTTATCAGAGATATCATATAATAATTTTTTTAAAGGAGGTGTGAGAGTGCTATTATCTTCATTAGGTCGGTCTCTATGTATAACATGATGCACAAAATGATGTGCTTGATCATTTGCGTGCACTGCATGCGTTGCTAAATAAAAAGGTGTTTTTTCGTATTTAAAAATATCTTCTAAAAATTCTTTTTGTTCTTGATTAAATATATCTTTATAAATTTTCACAAGTCTATTAAACTTTGAAGGTAAAGTTCAAAAATTATTTTTTGCCGTTTCTAAATATTTGCGTACCTTTAATACCAAAAATTGAAGCCACTACAAGAATCCACAAGTTTGTAAACCAAGAAGGAAGTGACTGAAAATATTCAAAGAATAATTTAACTTTCTCCATTGCTTCAGGATCGTCCGACATCACTGCCCACATTAAAACCACGATGGGCGCAGAAATAATAATAAGAACAAATTCATCCTTATAGTCGTTTTGACGAGCTTCAAGTAATTTGCCTTGGTAAGCTTCCTCACCTCGGGCCATTTTTTCTGCATGCATCAATTGTGCATCAGACATTGCCATTTTTGTTTTTTGTCTATTTGCGTATATCTTACTACCTGCTTGTAATGCTATTTTTGCTAAACTAAACCAAGCCATTAAGCTCTCCCTTCTTTTTTTCTTATTTTATTTTTACCTTGTTTAAAAATATTTGCAACTGCAGTTTTTCCCATAACCTTAGCTCTTTGTTCACCTACAGTTAAAATTTGTATTTTTCTTGCAAATGGTTTGTTAATGTTTGAAACTTTGCTCACTGTATTTTTTGCATCTTTAACTGTTGCAAATTTAATTCTTACAGTGTCTTTAGGATTCTCATCTGTATATAATCTTCTATCAGAATTCTTTGGTTTTTTTCCTGTTCCAACTTTAGGATCTTTGGTCATTTTACTCCTGTAAATTTATGTCCTTTAATTGCTGCACCCATTCCTCTTATACCATCAGGTCTTGATGGGCAAGAAAATTTATAGGTTTTTGTCATTTTACCATTTCTCATTTTTACAGGTGGCACTTGAGAATTAGGACCTTTTAAAGGAGGGGGCCCGCTAGGTACCCCTCCACTCTTCAAGGCTCGGAAGGGGAAAAATTTCTGAGCGCTAAAAGTCTGTTTTTGTGTATTAAGCTCTAATGGCTTTTTCAAAATCTTTTTAAGTGGTTGATCATCTCCATTACCACCAGTATTTGTCATAGGTCCAATAGGACCTTTCTTTCTATATTCATAAATTGGTGATCCTGATAATTTTGCTTGTGCGGTTTTTTTCTCAATTTGTGGTGTAAAGACTTGTGATAATTTTGATTTTGCTTTTTTTAATCCCGTGTATGCTAAACCAGCACCACTTACATCAAACACAGTTTTTCCAATTGCAGATACCGCTGCACTAGCAGATCGGTCTTTTGTTAATAAAGTTTTTTTAGCTTGTTGAGTTTGAGAATTTTCACCTCCGCCTCCAGTAGAAGGTGTGCTTGTCATACCCATTTCATTACCAAAATGAGCAGCTGATTCATAATCAAAATTACCACCTTTTGATAATTTTTTTACTTTATTTTTTAGCTTTCTTTTTTTGTACATCTAATTTTTCCCTAGCAACTTTGATTCTTTCATCATGTCGCTCTTGATTGTCTTCTAACTTCATTTTTTCAATATCTAATCTTTCCTCAACTTCTTGCTCTTTTAATTCAAAATTCATTTGATTTTCAGTTGCCTTTCTTTGTAAATCTAAAGCTCTTAAGTCTAACTCTCTTTGTTTTAAAGCAACTAATGGGTCTTGATTAGCTGCTCCTTCTGATTGTGCAAGCTCACTTGTAATTTGAGAAACTTTAAAAGCTATCATTGCATCAATTTGAACTTGTGCTCCTTTAGGATCCTCTTGTAATTTCATTGTCATCACAGGATCATTAGCTATTGCAGCACCTACTTCACCTTGTGCTTTCAAACTTACGTGTTCAGAAATGTGACCTTGTAATAAAGCGTACACCATTGGATTAATTTGGACCATTCTTGTTGCCATAAACGCTCTATGAGCATTAATGTGAGCGTCATGGTCTTGTTGTGGAAAAGCTTTTGGTATTTTCATTTGTAATGCTTCCATATTTTCGATTGCAGGGTCTTTTGGTGTAGGTACATCTTCAGGTCTTAAGACATTATCAATATCTTTAGTGCCTAATGCTTCATAAACTCTTCTATACGCCTCTCTTACGTTATGTAATTGAGGTGCAGACAGTGCAATCTTCAAATTTTCGTTTGCAAGTGTAACTCTTTGCGATAATGAAAAAATATTTGGGTCAGCAACCGGTATAACATCAACTCTTTCATCAAAATCAAGTGATTTTATCATTCTATCAGCACCATAAACTGAATAAGGGTACATTGGTGGCAAATATGTTGAAAAAATTCCTGCTAAAAGTCTAAATTCTTTTCTCATTGCGTAGTAACATCGCTTATGTATAGCTGACATTACACGTGAACCACGTTCAAGCAGTGCAATTGTGCTTCCAACAGCTCGATTTTGTGCATCGTTACCAACATCCATCTCTGTTATCGCTGCAAATCTCTGTCCAGCTTGCACAACAAAACCTAATAAGCTGTATAATGTTTGTGATGGTTCTTTAAATGGTAAAATTTGAAACTGATCTCTAATATTTCCACCTGGTGCGTCTACATCTCTAAACTCACCGGGTTGAAATGGTTGATCATCATCCCTAATTCTTATTCCTCTAGACTTAAATCCTGCAGGTAAGTTTGATAATGTACCTGCATCCAGTAATTGTCTTAACGCTTGCGTCGCTGTTCTAGATAATCCACCAATCATGTGTATTAATCCAAATCCGTAAAAACCTAAACCAGGTAAAAATTTGTAATGTACAAAATATTCCTTACGTTTTTTGGTTTCATCTGCCATATCGTAGTTTCTATAAATAGATAAAACTTCGCCAGAACCTTCATCTATAGTTACAATGTAAGGAACTTTAATTTGTTTTTCAGGATCTTGAATTTCAAACTCTTCAATATTTAAATCTACATGCATTTCTAAAATATTAAAGTTACTTGCTTGATCACCACTTGGTGTAATACCTTCTAGCTCTTCATATTTTTTTTGTATTTGTGATTTTTCTGCTTGCGCAGGTTTTAATTCTACATCTCTATAAAATCCTGCTTTCTGTTGTTTTAAAATATCGTTTTCTCCCATTTTAACTACATGAGTTATTCTCTCACAATCCATCAAATCTGTTGCATAATATGGAACAACTAAATCTTCTGCTGGTACAAATTTAGCAACAGCTCTTTGCATAATGTCGTCGTAATAAACTTTTTTAAATGCTGAACCTGCTAATGGTAAGTAAAATAATAATTGATCCATATCTGGAGTGTACTCCTCCATTTTTTCTGTGATCATATAATTCATAAATTCTTGAACACGTTGAGCTTGATTAGCTTTTGCGTCATCTTCATTACCTACAACTTTAGCTCTTACCGGGCCATCGCTTGGCAATAATTCTTTATAAGCTTGTGCTTGAAATTGTGTAACAGCTTCGCCAAGTAAAGGATGGGTTACACTAGCGGATCCTCTAAATGGTCTAGTCATATCTTGATATTTAAATCCTAATAAATCTAAACCGCTCGTGTAGGATGTTTCCCAATCCTTTCTTGAAATTTTATCTTTTTTGTATTCATCAACTAAACTTTTAGAAATTCTTTGAAGAACTTCATCACTTAAATCTAAAGCAATGTTTTTATAAAATTCTTCAGTAGCGTCGATAGCTTGTTCTTTAGTTACAGGTTCTTCTCCCTCTAACTCAATATCAACCGCTTCCTCCTGCGATTCATCTATCGCAGTTTCTAATGTTTTGTCGATTTCAGCCATTAGATAATTTGTGTTTTTTTAGTTCTCATGACTCGGCCTTGTCCTCTAGTAACAATTGTACCACCTGCAGCCTTAATCATTTTTCCTTTTTTAGCACCCATACCTGCACCAAATGGATCTATTCCAAAAAATTGACTTTCTGGAACTACGTCCATACCTTTTGGTATTTTAGGTCTTAATGGACTTCCACCTGGAATACCTCTTTTTTTAATAAAAGCGGGTACTCTTTTTTTGTTCATCTCAGTAGCTCTCATAGATTTAGCGTCACTTACATCTGGCTTCATCATTTTAGATGCACCATACAAAGCTGCTCCTGCTAACAAAGCTTTCTTGAGTCTTCTTTTTGTTTTTGACATGTCTATCTCCTAAGTTAATAATATACGTATTTGTTATCTTTGTACAATGGTTTCTCATCCTCGTCAGCATAAGTTGAAACAAAGTAACCTTGTCGGTATCTTAACATAGCCTGAGTTGTACTGTCCACATAATCGTCGTTTTCTCCATGAGGAAATGCTGCGCATTCCTCAATGACTTCTTCAGCAAATTTTTCACCATGAGGATAAAAGACTTGCCCACTTTCAAATATAGGAGCACAAGCGTTGACCCGTGTATGTTTATCCTTGCCTTTTGATGGAACGAAATCAACTACAGGTATCCCCATTCGTCTAAGCTCAAAGATAAGTGGCTGGCCCGAGGCCTTTGCTTCTATAATCACGGTCTCCGGTTCCCAGTATTTATATTGTTCTAAAGCTAAAGCTTTTAATTCTGGAAATTCTAATTTACCTCTAACAGCATCAATTAACATGATTGAATTTTGTTCTGATTCATTTTGTTGAAAAACTCCCCATGTTGTTATTGCAGAATAGTCCGCAGTTTGTTTTGCAGAGAATGCTGTATCATAAGATTGTATGACATGTTTAAGATGAGGCATAGGCCCGTGGTACGGGATCCACCAGTCACGCTTCAAGATGGCTCCTTCTTCTGAAGTTGGTTCTTGCATGTATTGTGCCGACCAATTT